CGGCCTGGGCCGCGCTCAGGATGCGCGTGGGCACGCCGGCCGCCACGCCGCCGGTGCCGAGGCGCTGGCCGATCACCAGGATCTTGTGGCGCATGGCCGGCAGGCCCTGCAGCGCACGCGAGTTGTCGAACTCGATGTACTGGCCCGGCGTGCGGATGTTGATCGGGATGCTGTTGAAGCTGATGGACATGGGGTCTCCGGTCAGTCGTTGGTGCTGGAAGCGTTGCGCGGCGGGCGGGCGACGGGGGCAGGCGCAGGAGCGGCCGGGGCCACCATCACGTCGCCGTCGACCAGGCGGCGGCTCCAGTAGGTGTCCAGCGGCTTCTCGGCGCCCTCGGCCGGCAGCGGCTCGCGCGTGATGGGGTCGCGCACGGTCACGCCGGCGCGGGCGGGCAGGAGGCGGACGGTCTCGTCGTTCATCTCGGCTCTCAGGTGGTGGGAAGGGTCACGGTGTCCTGGGCGTCAGGGCGGCCGTTGGCGTAGTTGCCGGCCAGCCACTCGGTGTGCGTGGCCTGCGGCGCATGGGGCGGGATGTCCAGCTGGGCCGCGAAGGTGGCGAAGTCGCCCAGCGCGCCGTCGACGGCGACATCGAAGCCCATCGGCATGTTGAAGGCGCAGGCGTACACGGCCAGGCCCTGGCGCTCCACGGCGCCGGTGAACAGGTCTTGAATGCCCGACAGCTCCAGCGTGCCGACGCCGGGCACCGTGTGACCGTGCAGCAGCGGCACGATGAGGCGCGAGATCACCTCGTAGGCGCCGATGGCCTGCGCGTTGCCGCGCCGTCGGGCCTGCTCGCCGCTGGGGTGCGACGTGACCACGTAGACCAGCCAGCCGCTGTCGATGATGGCCCGCGTGGCGCCGCGGCGCGGCACCTGGCCACCGCTGAAACTGACCAGCACACAGGGCGCCAGCTCCAGCAGGCGGCGCAGCATGTCGTCGTCCCAGTCTCCCGGCAGATCCTGTACGCGCAGACGCGTGCCGGCCACGGCAGCCTTGAGCGTGTCGACCAGGTGCGACTCGACCGTGGAGATGATGTCGGTGTCGCTCATGGTGCGAAGTCCGACAGCGAGCCCGGCGTGAACACCGGCTGCGTGGTGAAGAACTGCGGGCCGTCGGCGGGCGGCGTGGCCTGGGCGGCCATGTCGAGGCCCAGCGAGAGCTTGCCGGTGGCGATGTCGTCGAGCAGCTTCAGCGCGGCCTTCTCGCGGTTGGCGATGGACTCTGGTACGCGGTCGGCGTAAAGCCTGGCGCGCAGCAGGTCGGCGGCGATGTTGCTCAGCAGGCGGGGCACCGTGGCCAGCGGCAGTGCGTAGCGCGGCAGCAGCTTGGCGTCGATCAGCGCCTCGATGTCGGCGATGGCGTCTTCCATCCGCACCGCGTTGATCGTGGTGGCCGTCGGGTCGGTGGGGTTGGTGAGCTGGATCAGCTCGCCCTGGCCGATGCGGTCGGCGAGCTGGCGGGTGCTGGTGTAGTGGCCCGATGGCCCGATCCACGGGCCGAACACCATCGTGAAGGTGGCCGAGCCGAACGCCAGGCCGCTGGGCAGGCCTTGCGGGGCGACGCCGAAGGGGATGTCGAAGCTGACGACCGGCAGGCCCACCGCGGCCGTGCTGGCCAGGCCCGTGGTGGCCACGGCAAAGGTGAACCCGAAACTGACCGTCGGCGTGCCCGATGTCGCCGCACCGGGCAGGCCGGCCGGCATGACGTTGAACGCGGCGCCAACCGAACCGACCGTGACGGTCGCCGTCGTGGCGCCCATGTCGGCGCCGTCGACATAGAGCCGGTAGCCGATGCTGTAGGTGCCGTCGGCGGTTCCCGCCGGGATCGTGAAGCTGCCGTCCTCATAGAAGAGCGCGCCGGCCGGCGCGCCCCCGGTGATGAGCGCGCGGAAGGCCTTGCCGTCGTCGGCAGCAGAGTCCCAGTCGTTGTAGAGCAGGCCGGGGCCGGAGCCGCCCGTGGCTGTGGCGGCCCGCATGGCGGCGCCGGTGATGCCGTGCCCTGCATAGGCCGAGCTGACCCAGCCGGCCACAAGAAGCTGCGCGGAGTCGCTACGCCAACTCATGTTGCCAGCGCATCAGCGATGCCGTACTGCCCGGTCGACTCAATCCACGCCACCTTGTAGCGTGTGCCGGTCGAGATGCCAGGGTCGCTCACCGTGAACACCCCTGACGCATTGACCGAGACGTTGCTCTTTGTCACCACGACCGATGTCAGGCCGGCGTTGAGGACGACGACTGCGGACAGCGTGCCGCCAAGGGCCTGGCTGCCGTTGTTTCGCAGCAGCGGCTGGCTGGTGATCGTCCCGGACGCAGAGGCCGTGTAGGTGAGGCTGGCAGGGTTGCCAAGGCCGCCGTTATTGGTGACGCTGACTGTTTTTGCGCCCGCACTGGCCGGCGTGTACGTGAAGGTGGCAGTCGGCGCGCCATTGCTGATGCTCATCGATGACGGCGTGAACGCGCCACCCGCGCCGCCGTCGCTCGGGGTCACGACCAAGGTGCCCGTGATTGGACCGTTGGCGCCCACGGTGAAATTTCCAGAAGGGGCGCCAGACAAACCCGAACTAGGTCCAGATAGTGTCACTGCGGTCGCGCTCAAAGCGCCTGCCGTATAGGTCAAGCTGGCAGGGTTTGTGAGGCCGCCGTTATTCGTGACGCTGATGGTCTTGGCGCCGGTCGAAGCGGCCGTGTAGGTGAACGTGGCAGTCGGCGTGCCGCTACTGATGCTGACGGTTGTTGGCGAGAAGCTGCCGCCTGCCCCGCCGTCGCTCGGGGTCACGATGACGGTTCCCGTGATGACGCCGTCAGCGCCCACGCTGAACGCCGTCGAGGGCGATCCAGAGGTTCCCGAGGCCGGGCCGGACAGGGTGACGGAAGTAGCAGGCGTGACGCGGGCAACAGGGTGCGCGATTGTGGACTGGGCCACCGCGCCCGAGGCGGTCAGTGTGCGGGCGCCACTCAAGGACGTGTAGCTACCCCCTGCCGAGTAGTCCTTGAGCGCCCAGCCATCAATCCAGCCGGTGATGGTCTCGGGCATCGCGCCACCTAGCAGCGAGGTCACATTCGCTGAAGTGAGTGCGCCTCCGTAGAAGTGAGCTTCGGCGAAATCGGTGCCATTCAGGAACGCAGTGAGCACAACCTGGTTATGGCTAACCATGTTGGCATTGGGCTGCGTATCAGTGTTAGTGGTGCCTGTCGCGTTCGTGTGGTAGATCGTCCGACTGCTGGCGCTCGTAAACACAAGCACAAACAATTGGTACGCTGTGGGGCTGATGTCCGGCGTGCCGGCAGCTGCGGCCGATACAGAACCCCAACTGGCTGTTGCGTCAATGGCGTACTTGGCGCCATTGGCAGCATATAAGCCACCAACGATATCCCCGGGGTTGGCACTGTTGACTTGCTGAATGAACAGCGTGTTGGCAGAGGGAGCTTGGCCACCGGCGTACACGACGATTGAGAAGGGGTAGCTGGTTTTGAGAGCGCTGCCGCAAGTGAGCTTGGCGCTGTTGCTAAGTCTGAGTCCCATTCGTCAGGCCCTCTTCAGGAAATTCAGGTCGTTGGCCTGGCTGCCTTGCAGCACAAAGCCGTTGAGCGAAGGCACCCACAGGAGCCGCTTGCAAAGCGTGCCGGAGCTGGTCGGCACGGCACCCCCCGGCGTGTAAGTCGCCATATCCCAAACGGCACCAGCGTTGGGCGTGACGACATAGAACGTATTCATCCGCCCGGGGTGGAGGAAGTAAAACTTGCCGTCCATCGGGCAGTACGCCATGCCGGCGTACTGCGGCGCGTCGGTCTGGAACTGTGTCAGGGCGGCGCTGGCGTTGAACGTGATGCTTCTGCTGTTCCCCGTGGTCGGGTCGAAGTCCACCGCACTGATCCCAGAGCCAAAGCCCTCGCCGTCTGCCCATTGCAGCGCGAAGATGCGATTGCGCACCGAGTCGTAGGCGGCCGGGTAGCGCAGCAGCGAGCCACTACCCGGCTTGCTCCATGTCAGCGATGTGACGTTGAAGCAGTACCCGGTCTGGGTCCAGATGTTGCCGGCGCCGTCTTGCGCCACGCCGTAGTCGCCGGCGAGAGTGATGTCCCGCCATGTGTTGCGTGGCAGGTACTGCCTCGACGAGAGGCTGAACAGGTCCATGCCCGGGCCGGTCGGGGTTCCGCCGCCCCATCCAAACCGACAGCCTGCGAGAAGCACGGCATCGAGGCTGGCGATGTAGTGGGTGTGGTGGTAGGTGTGACGCGAGGCTGGGGAGCCGTCTGCGTAGTGGGTGACATTCGCCTCCACGCCGTTCCACGATGACGCGCGCAACGTCGCCCATGCCGGTGCGTCGTCTGACAGCTTGAGTGACGCGGCGGCGTTGCTCGATCCGTTGCTATGCCCGCCGGCCGCCACAACGACCAGCGTGGCATCGCTCAGCCTGATCGTCATGTCAGAGTAGGCATTGGTGTTCAGGCCGGCACCTGGGCCGCTGGTGCCCGGAATCTGCCCCCACGATCCGATCGATAGGGTCGTCAGCCACGCCGGGCCAGCGAACCTGCCCGCGTAGATGCCGGCGCCGCTGGCGACGGTGTAGCTGTCGGCGCGCGGCGTGGCCATCAGAGCGAGAAGATCTTGTTGGGGCCGTTGTCCCAGGTGACCGTGCCACCGGTGGTTCCCGCCGGGATGGGCAGGCCCGTGGCCGTGTCGATGAAGTGCACCAGCGGTGACGTGGTTTCGTCGCCGGTGTCCACGTAGATCCACAGCGCCTCGATGGTCGGGGCCGAGGTGAGGCCGGAGAAGGCAGCATTGGCGGCGCCGAACACGCCGCCGGTGAAGGTCTTGCCGGTGAGCGTGACGGGCGCGCCGACGCGGGCGCCGGCCGGCACGCTGCTCAGGAACTGGTGGCTGGGCGAGTAGGTGTAGGCCGCCAGATGGACCAGCTGAGCCTTGACCGTGCCGGCCAGCGCAGCGGCCAGCATGGTCTCTTTGAACTTGGGTTGGAGGGCGTTCGACATTCGTTGTTGACCTCTGAAAGAGCCGGGGCTTCAGGCAACACCATCCCCCGCTGCGGAGCCCCGGCACGAGCCTCGCGGGTTGAGCCTGGCTTGCCTCCGGCAGCCGCCCCAGGCGGCGGCTGCCTTCAAAGGCCTCTGGGTTGGGTATCCAGTCAGGCCGCGGGCGCGGCCTTCGGCGTGACGACGCTGCCCAGCAGGGGCTCGGCGGCGGCGTCGGTCATCAGCACCTCGTCGCCGGGCGCGTAGTCGTCGCCGTCGAGGCGCAGCGGGATGAGCACGTCGTAGGGCTTGGTCTCGGCCTTCTCGGCGGCCGTCTTTTTGGTAGCCATCGCGCCCTCCTCAGTTCACAGCGTTCTGGAAGAAGTAGCCCAGGTCGCCCGCCGTGACGAGTTCCTTGACCGACTCGCCGGAGCGGACGCGCACACCGCCGCGGGCGCCGATGTCGGGGTCTTGGATCGTGCCGCCGATGCGCGGACCGTACTGGGCCGTCACGCCGAAGGTGACGCCCGCGCGGGTGTCGGCCTGCTTGTTGCGGCACAGGAAGGCCGCATGCTTGCCCCAGGCGCGGGTCATGCTGGCCTGCTGGCCGGGAGCCGCGGTGTTGATCCACGCGTCGCCGACGTACAGATCCTCCAGCTCCAGCAGATCGGCCAGCGCCTTCAGCGGCACGACGCCGGCGTCGGTGTTGTAGCCAAAGACCGCCTTACAGATCTTCGGGTGCGTGCGCAGCTTGGTGGCGGTGGCGCGACCGAGCACGCCGATGTTGGGGCGCATCAGCATGCCGTCGAAGCTCGTGAGGATCGCGGTCAGCGGGTCGGAGTTCGCGAAGTCGCTCCACTGGCTGGTGCCGGCAAGTGCCACCTTGTTGTTGGCGCCGTAGCTCGCGTTGTTGAACACCAGGTTGGCGGCGCGGTACTCGCGGCGGTTCAGGACCGACTGCATGACCAGCGCCGTGGCGCGCTCCAGCGGGTTGGCGGCGCTGACGAAGCCGGGGCCGGCCTCGTGCGCCCGCTCCCAGGCCACGATGTCGGCGTTGGGCACGGGGGTGTCCAGCGCCTGGTCCTGGACCTGGTCGGTCTTCTCGGCCGCGGCCCAGTCGATCTGGTTGGGTGCGCTCTTGCGGCCGACGGTGGTGTCGGGCGCCTGGAAGGCGTCAGCCGAGCCGTAGTTGAGGTAGCGGAAGACCTCGGTCGAGACGGGCACGCGCGGCAGCACCTGGTCGGCGATCAGGCCGCTCTGGCTGTAGGCCACGGCGATGGCCGCGAGCGAGGGAACGATGACGAAGGGATGGGCAGCCATTGGGTTGGGCTCCTGGGTCAGAGCACGCCGAGGGCGCGCAGGTAGGGAATCTCGTCGCCGGCCACGCCGCCGATCTCGGCGAAGCCGATGATCCGGTTGCCGGTCGTCGTCGTGGTGATGGCGGCGCCGTTGGCGTCGCTGGTGAGGGCGTCGCCGGCGGCGACGTTGCCGCCCAGCACGACGAAGGGAACGGGGCCGACGGCCAGGTCGACCTGCTCGCCGGCCACGTGGGCCAGCTCGTCGCTGGTGCCCAGCAGCTTGTCGGTGGGGCCGGCGGCCAGCACGGCGCTCTTCACGCCGGCGCCCGGCTTGATGATGCGGAAGCGGCCGATGCCGCCCTCGGCCGCGCGGCCACGGAAATCACTGTTGACGGGCATTCACTGCTCCTTGTTGTTGCGGGTGATGTGGGCCACGGCCACGTCGATGCCGATGTCGCGGCCGGCCTTGGCCTGCTCGGCCTGGTAGGCCACGGCGGCGTCGGCGATGGACTGGGGGTCCGCGAAGTCGACGGTGCTGTCGCCGGTGCGTGCGGCGCCGGCGTGCTCGCCGAAGTGCACGACCTTGGGCGCCTTGCGGGCCTGCTCCTGGAAGACCTCCAGCGCCGAACGCTCGGTGCGCTTGGTGGGGTCGCCCTCGGCGAACTCGACGACGGTGGCCTCGGACGGCAGGGCCTCCATGAAGGCCACCATGCGGGCCTTGTCGGCGGGCAGCCAGCGGCCCTCGCTGATCATGGTTTCGGCGAACTGCGTGATGGCCGCAGTGCGCGCGCTCTTCACGAGCGAGGCCTGCGCGTCCTCGCGCTGCTTGATGGACGCCTCGCGGGCGTCCAGCTCGGCGGCGCGCGCGGTCAGCGCGGCGGCCTGGTCGGTGGGGTTGGGCACTGCGGGGGCTCCTTCGGCAAAGCCGGTGGTGGTGGGGGAACTGGGTTCGTCGTCGTCCGGCTCGGGCGCAAGGGCCTCGCGCTGCAGGGCGTCGAGTTCGTAGCTGGGCAGTACGCGGTCGGCCTCCTCGACGCCGAAGCGGGCGATGAACCACTCGCGCAGCCGGCGGAAGATGCCGACCTCGATCTGGTCTTCCCACTCGCCGAACTCGACGACGCCGTCGTTGCTGGCGGCGTGCGCGGCCACGGCGCGCAGGCCCTTCACGGCGGGCGGCTGCGCGCCGAGCCAGCCCACATGCTTGAGGTACCAGACGCCCGGCTTGGGGTTGGCCTCGTGGTCGGGCGGGTAGAAGCAGGCGCTGCGCTTCGGGTAGCGGCCGGAGGTGACCAACTCGCCGAAGGCGGGCTCGACCTGGCTGCTCTGCGTGATGACGAGGCTGGCGCCGCCGTCGACGGCCTGCAGGCCCGCGACCCAGCCATAGGCGGGATCATCGGTGCGCGGATGGCCAACGACGTGGGGCGCCTCGTGCAGGGCCGGGTCATAGGCCTGGGCGCAGGCCACCACGTCGGCGGCGGTGATCTCGTAGACCTGGCCATTCATGGCGCGGCGCTTGCCGGGCCTGAAGATCTCGACCTGGTCGAGCGAAGCCGGGGCCTGTTGCTGCGGGGTGTTGGATGCGGTGCTCACGCTTCGCATCCTCTGCAGCCGGCCTGCAGGGGTCTTTTAACGGGTGTAAAAAAGACAAGGCCCCGGTCCTTGGTAGGAGCGGGGCCATTCGGCTGCGGCCTGCAATGCTAGTGGTTTTCGCGCCTTCCCAGGCGCCGAGCTACTTCATCAATGCGGCGCGGCAGTCGTCGCCGCTGGGCCTGCCCACCAAGAACTTCATGCCCTCACAGGTCACCACGACACGCTGGCCACGCTGAAACGCGGCGGCGGCATTGGCCTCTGAACGGTTGAGCGTCATGGGCGCGGGCAGGAACTCGTTGTTCGTGCGCAGGGCCAGCACCGGGGCGCCAAACATGTCCTTCTCGATGGCATGGATGACGCCGTCCAAACGCACGGGCCGGCCGGCGATACGGTGGTCGGTCGCCACCTCGTTGGCCTCGTAGTCTTCGATCAGTTGGCGCAGCGAGGTGACATACACCGCCTCGGCCGCTGCGGGCACGGGCGCCGCACCGGCTTGGGCCGCGCCCGGCAGCGGCGCCTTTTTGTCGGACGACATGACGGCCACCACGCCCAGCGCGATGAAGGCCAGCGCCAGCCCGCCCAGCACCATCAGCGCCCGTTTGAAGATATTCATCATCTTTTCCCCCTTCGGTTCGGCCCTTCAAGATGGCGTCGCGTCGGCCGGGCCATGCAAAGCCGACGAGGCATGTGGTTCGCCATGCCGACCGCCAGCCAGACGGCAACCAATCCCGCATCCACCATTCCCAGATGCTGGTGAGCCCATCAAGCGGCCCGCAAAGGCGTTGAAACGGGCCGTAGAGCGTTTCAGAGGCGAGCGACAGGGGCCAGGTAGCCGTCACAACCCCGAAAGGCTTGCAGACGGTCAACGAGTGTTGACCAATCAATGCCCCTTCGCCTCGGCTCGCCGACTGGCCGCCTGGGTCTGTAGATACACGTCGAGCATGGCGCGCACAAGCGCCTGATTGGGCTCAGCACCCACCGGCTGCGTGTTGTAGACGCCGCCAGCCACGACAGCCAAGCCATTGGTGTCCAGCTCGACGCCGCGCTCCGAAGCCTCTCGCTGGACGCTCTCGATCACCCGGGAGAGATGGGCGGCGTCCAAGGGTGGCGCGAAGCGGCCCCGCTTCGATTCGACCAGCTGGGTCACAGGACGGCCCACATCGCTGTCAATGCCAGGGCCATTCAAGACGAAGTCCACATTGACCTCGTCAGGCCGCTGTGCAGCCAGCACCTTGAGCTTGTCCACCGGAAACGAACCGCGCCGCTTCCTCTCGCTGAGCGCGGCGCGCGATAGCCCCAGGGCTGAGGCCACCTCCTGGTCCTCCTTGACGCCCAAGGCCTGCTTGAGACGGTCGAGCTGAAAAGAAAAAGAGTCCATACCTATTGAATCAATCAATATTTGTGCTGTACTATGCTCGTCATTCAACAAATGTTGGCAATCCTGCGCAGTGATTAGTACCAGGAGCAAGAGATATGAATTCTGACGCAAACAGGACCGGAATGGACAAGAACAAGCTCGCAAAAGTTCGGGATGGCTTTCGCCTGCATGGCGTATCCGTATCCGGCTGGGCCAAGGCCAACAACCTGAGCGCGCCGCTGGTCCATCGCATCCTGTCTGGCCGCGCCAAGTGCGTGCGCGGCGAATCCCACCGTGCGGCGGTGCTGCTCGGCCTCAAGGCCGGCAAGGCCGCCGACCCCTCCTCCTTCGATCCGAGCGCAGCACTTCGCTGAAGGGGTAGGTCATGGGAAAGACCTTCGACCCGGCCGATTCGCGCCAGGGGACGCCAGCCGCCGCGCTTGCGGCAGCCATTGATAAGTTCGTGGCCGAGCAAGGCCTGAACCGGGACTTGATCACTCGCGCTGTCGCCGCAGCCATCAACGGCCTGGCGCGCGATGCGGGTCGCATTGGCGGCGCAGAGATCGCTCGCGTCGCCGTCTGCCTGTATGACTTGGCGCACGCAGCGCCACAGACGCCCTTTGACGAGGTGGCGCGGATCGGACTCGACCTCTATTCCTCGGGGAGGCGCCTGTGAGCGCCGCCCGCGTCACCGCCGCGCAGCTGGCCGGCCTGCCCGACATGCCCGCCGACAAGAGCGGCGTGATCCGCCGCGCCACGGCTGCCGGCTGGACCTTCGACGAGGAGCCCGGCCGCGGCGGCAAGCGCCGGCTGTACCACGTGGACCAGCTGCCCGCCGCCACGCGGGC